CCCCCCCCCCGCCGAAAAATGCCCGTCCTTATAAAACGGGACTTCGCAATCATCAGCCGCTAACGGCGTCTTACTGTCCCAAACGTCCAGCGTACCAATTACAGTAGCGTTTGATTCAGGCTGTCTAAATTCCTCTTTGCCATCTAACCATCCGCGCGGCAAGGATAAAGCATCTTCAATTTGTGCCGCTGCGCCATTGCCTATATTCCGATAGCCATTTACCCACTGGTTTACCTGCGCCGGAGCTTTCCCAATGGCGCGGGCAAACTCGGCTTGACTGCCATTAAACCGATTTTCAATCAGTTTTTTCATATTAACAAGTCTGCTCATTTCTTTACTCCCAGCTAAATCAATGTTTTAAATTATAAAGCAACGCTATATATAACAATGCTACTATTTTGCTTGTTTTTTGAAAATAGCTTTGCTATACTATTGCTACATTGAATATAGCAAGGTTGAAATATGAACTTAATTGAATATTGCGCTATTCGCGGGAATCAATCTTACTTGGCAAAGAAAACGGGGATTTCACCGGCATTCATCAATCAGATTGCGCGAGGCGTTAGAAGTGTTCCTGTCCAGTCGGCGGCATTGATTGAAAAGGCAACGAAAGGCGAAGTAACACGACAGGAAATGTTTCCAGATGACTGGGAAAAGATTTGGCCTGAGTTGGCAAGAAAAGGCGCAAAAAGTAAATAACCAAAAGAAAAGCCCGCACGAGGCGGGCAATCCCCCCTGAACGCGAGGAAACGATTCAGGTAATAGGAAAGGCGATTATGAACCAAAAACAAACGCAATGCAAGAAGATTGTCGATTACATCCGCGAAAACGGACACATCACGTCTTTGGAAGCATACGAAAAACTAAAGATTACACAGCTTGGAGCGCGAATCACGGATTTAGAAAGCCGTGGATTTGAATTTAACAGACCGCGTTACAAGGTCGGCAACAGCAAGAACCCGGTGGCGTTTTACTCGATAGCTAAATCAGGGATTGAGCCATAACAGGAGGGGAAATGAGACCATCTGAAAGTTTAAGAGTTGCAGGAAGACCGATAGCGTATTACCCAAAACTGGCGAAGCCTTTAGGCAGTGTGAACGCTTCGATTTTATTCAGTCATTTCTTTTACTGGCACGATAGAACGCAATACGAATTAGGCATTTACCGGACAGCGGAGGAGATTGAATTAGAAACAGGGCTTACTGTTCAAGAGCAGAGAACGGCACGGGCGAAATTAAGGGAGCGCGGCGTATTGATTGAGACTGAAAAACGAATTGAACACCGCATTTACTACAAGCTGAATTTAGACGCTTTCGATGATTTGATGGTTCAACATTCGGGGAGTGAGGAATCAACAGCCCCGAAACGCAATATCAACAGCCCCGAACTTCAAAATCAACATTCGGGGAGTGAGGAATCAACAGCCGTTATAAGAACAGAAGATTTAACAGAAGATTTAACAGAAGATTTAACAGAAGATTTAACAGTAAATACTTATTTGCCTGCGGAGGCTGAAACCGAACGTCCTGCCGTCGCTAAAGCAACGGCGAAAAAACCGACCAAACACGAAGCTGATTTGGCACTGCTGTCGGAGCATGGAATAACAGGGCAAATCGCTGAAGACTTTTTGACAATCCGCAAAGCAAAACGGCAGCCGCTGACAGAAACGGCAATGCGCCTGATTGCATCGGACGCGGATAAATGCGGGATGACGGCGGCGCAAGCGGTGGAATACGCCATCGGCAACGGCTGGGGCAGTTTCAGGGCTGAATGGCTGAAAAACAAAACTTTCGGTAACGCTGGTAGAGCAGTTAAACAAAATTCAATCAACGATATTCCCGTGCCGATGAAAGGCGGGGCTTACTTGGCGAAGGATGTGCTTTGACATGGAAAATTTAGACCAATTTTTGAAGACCCACCCATTTTTTAAACCAATTTCAGAAACTGAAAAGCATTGTGAAAAGCACGGTTTAGATTACCTTGAGCAGGTTTTCAAGGCTTACACAAAAGGCTGCCCAAAGTGCGCCGAAGAGGCAGAGGCAGAAAGAAAACAGAAGGAAATTGAAAAAGTCGCAGCAGAAAGACAGGCAGCCTTGCAAAAACAAATTGAAGGGCGGATTGGGGCATCAAAAATCCCGCCGCGTTTTGTCGGTAAGACGGTAAAAGGCTACATGGTCGATGAGGGCAATGAAGCACAAAGCTACGTCGTAGAGAGAATCAAGGCGTATGCAGTTGAGTTTGGAGGGAGGCACTCAGGGCGTTGCCTTGCGCTACTTGGAAACGCTGGAACGGGGAAAACCCATCTTGCTTGCGCAATCGGGAATCACTTGCTGAAAAACCTGAATAAGACGGCGAGATTTACCAGTGTAGCCGAATTAAATCGAATGGTTCGAGAGTCCAAGTCTTACGGCAGCGACGTTACCGAGTCCCAAGTAATTTCTGATTTTGCCGGTTACGATTTACTGATTATCGACGAAGTGGGGATGCAGAGCGGGACAGATGCGGAAAGCCGCGCGCTGTTTGATGTGTTCAATGAGCGGTATCAGCAAATGAAACCCACGGTTTTAATTTCAAATTTGGATGTTTCTGGTTTTGTGCAGGCAGTGGGTAAGCGCATTTCGGATCGTGTCAAAGAGGATGGTGGTGAAATTTTGAGTTTTGACTGGGGCAGCTATCGTGCGTGAAACCTGTTACCACTGCGCCCACGCAGATTTCAAAGCCGAATCGGAAGGCCCCATGTGCGGGTTTGCGAGGTGTACAAAGGCGCGAAATACAGAGGAACGGGCAACGTTCTACCACGGCGGGCATATCTGCCATCTGAAAGATTTTTGGTCGGGCGGCAGCGGATTTGAAGCCGCGCCGGCGGCAACGATGGCAAAACGGAAAAACGAATTTGAAAAATGGAGAACGCAAAAATGACGAAAGTTTGTATCAGGTGCGGCGAAGAAAAGCCGTTGAGCGAGTATCACAAAAGCGGCTTGGATGCCTATGGGAACAGTATGTTTAAGTCCAAATGCAAGGTGTGCGTCAGCATTGAGGCTAAATATTACCGCGAAAACAACAAAGAGGCACTGAAGCAAAAACGCCAAGAACTACGAGAAAAGACCGCCGCCAATGTGGGCGTCTTGATGCGCGAAGCCGCACGAAAGGCAAATCAGGAATTTCCGCTTTTAAGTCCCGCCTACTGGAACACGGGCGCGGCTAAACGAGTTTACGAAGAATTGGGGTTGAAATGGCAGTTTTAAGTTTACCCTACCCTATTAGTACAAATCGATATTGGCGGACGTTCCGCAACCGTCAAATCGGTTGCGGAAATAGCAAGAAAAGAAGGAATAACCCCGACAGATAAATTGGTTAAGTTATCTATTTTGGTGGTACCAAAAGCAAAAAAGGATGGGACGGCAAGTAAAGTCTGTATTGATTTAGATAACGCGTTGAAAGTGGCGATTGATGCTTTGCAAGGGTCGGCTTATCACAACGACAAGCAAGTTAGACGTCTTGTAGATGTTGGCTATGCAGATTGGGCGGTCGCAGGCGGCGGCTTGGTGGTCAAGGTTGAGGAGTTGGATGAATGATTAATTTAATATTTTTTGTATCAGCCGCGATGTTTTTACATATCGCTTTCAAAATTATTTGTTTCACGGTGTATATGAAAAAGGCTTACGGGACTAAGACTCTTAAAGTCACATACAACAAAGGAGATGAAAATAAAACCATTGTGGAAATAAATTACTGGTATCTGCATTTAATATTTTTATTGCTTGCTTGGTGGGCGTTAATGCTTTTGGCTTACTTGGGCGGAGTTAAGTTATGAGCGCAATACGTAAAGCCGCTAAAGGCGAGCAATGCACACTCAACATCGCCGGTGTGTGCAATTACAACCCTGAAACCGTCGTCTTTTGCCATTTCCCAAGCGAGACGCACGGCATGGGGCTGAAAAGCGATGACTTGAGCGGCGGCTTTGGGTGTAGCTCCTGTCATGACGTGATAGATGGTCGGTCGCATATCAAGTTGAGCCGCGAGGACAAAGAGTTTTATATGCGTCGGTCGCAATTCCGTACGATGGGCCGCCTTGTGGATTTGGAGATTATTAGCGTGAAAGGACGTTTGAAATGAGTTGGATTTTAGCAATATTTTTGGTTTTACTTGGGATAGGCATCGGCGTAGTGGTTTTTCTTATTTTGTTCGCCAGAAGTTTCAGGATTAATTTCTGAAATGAACGAAGCGAAATTCACGCTGACTCCGCAAAATGCGCGTGGCGTCATGCGGTCGATTTGGGACAACCTGAACGGGTGGTTTGAAAACGGTAATTTAGATATCACGATCCGACCGCACAAATCCAAACGCAGCATCGAGCAGAACCGCCGCCTTTGGAGAATTTACGGAGAGATGGCGGATAAAGCGTGGGTCAACGGCAGGCGATACAGCGCGGAAACGTGGCATGAGTATTGCAAGGGCGTGTTGCTTGGTTTTGATATTAAAGCCATGCCCGACGGGACGGAAGTTAAAACGCCGATAAGTACGACAACGCTTAATACGGCTGAGATGACGGACTATCAAAACCGCCTGCAATCATGGGCGGCTGGGGAATTTGGCATAATTTGGGAGTTTTGATGTACAAGAACGTGGAACAAGTCTTACGAGATGTTTATAAAATTCAAGGCGTACGGATGGAGCCGCTGAATAACACGGCTTCGGTCTGTGCTTGGTGCGAAAGCAAGGGTGTGATGGGTGGTGGTGGTGAATTGACGCAAGCCGAGACGCACGCCAATGCCGCGATGATTATCAGCCGTATAGAGCGCATACTGAACCGCTACGAGTTGGCGGCGGTAGAGTGTAAATACAGCGAAGATTTGAGCGGGATAATCGACCTGACGGCGTACATCGAAGAGCAAAACAACGGCGTTAATCTTCTGTTGTGTGATGCGATATTGTCCAATCTGTTCACGGAGCAGCCGAAGAAAACCGCCATCATGGATAGGTACGATGTAACCAAAACAACATTATGGCGACAGTTCCAAAAAGTCCGTGTGATTTTGGCGGGGATTGAGACATCGGCTTATCTGAAACTTTATGATGAATTTTTGAGAGTAGGTATAATCCGTAGGTGATTTATAAAAGCGAGGAAATAGAAATGTTACCAAGTATTGAACTAACAGAAGCGTATCTTAAAAGACTGAGCGATAAGGCTGAACAGTTATCCGACCTTGATGATGTGATAATGGAAGTTGAGCGAACAATAGAACCGCTGAAGAATTTAAAAAACGGCTTTACGGCTGCAATGATGGTTAAGGATTTGATAGTTGACGCGCGGGTCATGCAAGACCTGATATATGAGCAACGCCATGCAATAAATCAATTAATAGAGAGTAATCAGGAAGATGGAAAGTTAGCAATACTCAACCTACCAATTGATGCGTTAAGTCTGCGCAACGAAAAAGATGTTGAGTTACTTAAGGGTAAGAATATCAATACACTAGGTGGTTTAATTCAAAATTCAAGGTTGGATTTGATGTACGAAGTATCCTTAAAAAGCAATAGTGTCTTTGAGATTAGGCATAAACTGAAGCTGTTTAATTTAAAGCTAAAAGAATAATTGAAGCAATGATGCCATTAGGGCATAATCTCATAACCCACATTACTACACAAAAAAGGATGGAAAATGAAGAATCTGATTCTTGCTGTCGTTGTCGCCGCCGGCTTGGCAGGATGTGCGGCAGCGATTGAGCCGAATCAACAACAGTTGGCGGCTGTGACATATCCAGACCCAATGCCGCCTAGTCAGTTTGAGAAAGCGATAAAAGAATGGGCGGTCGATAACCTTGTTGACCCTGATTCTATGAATATTCGCAGCGTTGACACAACACCAGCGCGTAAAGGGTGGATTGCGGTTTGTGCAAAAATTGATCCGTCAATGGGTAATTGTATGACGCGTATGTTTTACTTTGGTCATATCTTCAACGCGCGTATTAACGCAAAAAATCAGCATGGTGGATATACAGGCTTTAAGGACTACGCCTTTGTTGTGCGTGGCGACCAAATCAGCTATGGCGTTGAAACTGAAAAAATTTCTAATATGAAATTGTTCTAACATATTGACTGTGTGAAACCTTTTAGATACAATTATGTTATAGTTTGGAAATAGCTATATAAACCGCCTTTATAGGGCGGTTTTTGCGTTTTCAGACTACCTGAATTTGAGCTTCTTTCTGTATGGATAGCGGCGTTTGAGTTTTCAGGTTGCCTGATTCTCGATTTTCAGGTTTTCTAGCCATGCCATAACTGGCAAACGGCAAAAGGGGCGGCGTAGCCGTTGAGGAAGATGACGCGGACGCTTCCAAATAAACTGGGGGTCGCGCCCCACTCTCCTTGTTGGTCTCTGTAAAAAAACGCGGAGCAAGTGAAACGCGTTTGCCCGGCCTAATGGTCGCCTGCCATGACAGGCTGTAAAGTGGTTCTTGCACATAGCCCCTGCCGTTATCGGTATGGGGCTATCCCTTTTATGTTGCTGTGTTTACACTCCTTGCCGTCTAAATTCTGATTAGGGTCGGAATTAGGCGGCTTTCTTTTTCTGAGAGGTTCGATATGAGCGGGAAAGCAAAACGCCCTATCGGGCGTCCTAGTAAGTTCAGTCAAGACTTGGCTGAGAAGATTTGCGAACAAATCGCGCATGGTAAAAGTTTGCGTGCCATCTGTGCTGAAGATGACATGCCGTCAACCTCGACCGTTTGTAAGTGGTTATTTGAAAACCAAGAGTTTTCGGAACAATACGCGCGCGCGAGAGATAAGCAGGCGGACTATTTCGCGGAAGAGATTATCGAGATTGCCGATAACGTGGAAGCGGAAAGTGCGTCAGTGGCAAAGGCTAAATTACAGATAGACGCCCGCAAATGGGCAGCGTCAAAGATTGCGCCGAAGAAATACGGCGACAAATCGGAACTTGACGTTAAATCAAGCGATGGCAGCATGACGCCGACGGTACGTCTTGACGCGGAAGAGTATCGTAAGATAGCTGAAGACGTTTTGCGAAAGATTTAGCATAAAATGCTAATCTTATAGACGGCTTTAATGCCATTTTTGATTAATCTTCCAATGGAATTTAAAATAAAATGGCATTACAGCAATTTGACGAAAAAGAAATATCGGTCATTCGTGATTTTTGCTTTCGCGATTTGTACACATTCACGCGCTGGATGTTTCGTGAGCGTCGCGGGTATCAATGGACGCAGGCGAAGCATCATGAGTTGATATGTTCTGCGTTGATGCGTGTTTTCAACGGCGAGACAAAACGCCTGATTATCAATATTCCGCCGCGCTACTCGAAAACGGAGATTGCGGTAGTGAACTTCATCGCATGGGCGATGGGGCGCGTGCCTGATAGCGAGTTTATCCATGCGAGCTATTCTGCTACGTTGGCGGTCAATAACTCAGTGCAAATCCGAAACCTGTTACAGCACGAAGAATACCGGGCGATTTTCCCAGGCGTGGAACTTGAGAGCGAAAGCAGCCATCACTGGAAGACGACCGCAGGTGGTGTGATGTATGCGACAGGTACGGGCGGTACGATTACAGGTTTTGGCGCGGGTAAGCACCGGGACGGTTTCGGAGGCGCACTGATACTTGACGATCTGCATAAGGCTGATGAAGCGCGAAGCGAGGTCAGGCGGCAAAACGTCATCGACTGGTTTCAAAATACGCTGGAATCACGGAAAAACAGCCCTGAAACACCCATTGTCGTGATTATGCAAAGGCTGCATGAGAAAGACATCGCGGGCTGGCTACTTGATGGCGGCAACGGTGAAGAATGGGAGCATTTATGCCTATCTGCCATTCAAGAAGACGGGACGGCGTTATGGCCTGAAAAGCACGACATCGAAACGCTGCGCCGAATGGAGCAAGCTGCGCCGTATGTGTTTGCCGGGCAGTATCTGCAACGCCCCGCCCCGCCCGATGGTGGTACGTTCAAACCTGACAAC